AAAAGGCGTGTCTGGATGGCGTCTTAAAACGCCATCCAGACGAACCGGAGATGGTAGATACGAAGTGACCATCGAAGGTTATTGTAGTATTCCCGGACAAGCGAAGCAGTGACGACGAAGGAGATGCGTAGGTGAATTCCCGGAGAAACGACGTTAGGAGTTTTAGTTTCGCAAAATGTGAATTGCAAGTAAATTGTAGTATTTGAGAAGTGAAGAATCAACGTAGTAAATTATTTGAATGCCGAATACCATCCTAATCCTAAATAGTCGTAAATACCGTTGGGTTTTCCATCCAATGAACTGGGTGTCATATTCGGTCCGTAATTTACCAATGCATTTAAATCGAATGCAGATAAAGCGTAATCATAATATCGCAAATTCGATAAACTACCATTAAATCCATCATTTTTACCGACATGAACGTCATCGTAGTTTTGTTTTGGCACATCCGTTCCAAATGAAACACTATTCGACAACATACCATTTACGTAACAATCCAAATTGTAATCTTTTAAACGGAATGCAACATGAAACCATTTTTTCATTGGAATATTCTCTACTACAAGTTCTTTGCGGTTTGCAGCGTTTCCATCTGCAGAAGAAATGGTGTCCATATAAAATATGAGAGCGTTGGTTGGTTTATACGAAGATGTACTATCACAATTTAAATATAATCCAGGCGAATTATTCACTGTAGCAACGCCATTTGTTACACTGGTTGTACCCGAATCATATATGTCATTTCCTTTATTAAATATATGATAATGTTTGTATTCAGTTGAACCAACCGAATCAATAAGCAACCATACACACCATGTAAACTCGACGCCGCCACTTTGATTATTGGAACGATAAACAACCGGCGATTTCGTGTCGGCAGGGTCTTGTTTAATAGTTACGGGAACACTCCCTCTCAATAATCCTTTTACTAAATATGGTTGTTTTGCTGGCGTAAAAATAAAGGCAATAATTAACATACCGACTCTCATTAATCCCAAAAACGCAATCAATACTAACAACAAGAACCCGAATTTGGCGATAATACTATTGGAGTTTAAAAACTCGCTACTGGCATTCATGGCATTTGCTGATGAAAACTCGCTCAATGTACTATTCACGTTGTTTTTCAAATCACCAACGGTTCCTTGAACGTTCGCGAGAGTATTATTTACTCCAGCAGTTAAATCCTCACGTGTAGGTATTGATGGTAATGTTGGTAATGCTGGCATAGAGGGTAATGCCGGTAAACTAGATGAAGTAGATGGATTTATAGGTTGTGCCATATTGTTTCGTTTCTATTATAGATTAATTATATATGATATTCACATATTATAGTATGTAAAAGGTTGAAAACCCGATTGTCGTACCATCGAAGGATATTATAAAGCAGTGTATTGTTTGATTGTGCCTTCCGTATTGTATAACGAAAAACTGGCGTTGTATCCTGCAAGGAAATTCGAAAAGGTTGCTAAACCGTTTCCTTCCAAATACGTTTTCCATGCTTCATCGGGAGTTAATGCAACCGGGTCTCTCTTCACTTTGGCAATGTATCCATCAATACCACTTGCATTGCCATACGTTAAATCCTCTTTTGTTCCAGGAATTGTCACAGTAACTTGTTTCGTAATGACTAATTTGCCGTTTAGATATACTTCAACAATAGTTCGATTCACTACATTCACAACAACATATACCCATTTTTGTAATGGGAAATCGGTTGTTATTTCTATAGATCCGCTGCTACTGTATTTAAACGTTAGTGTTGTTCCATTTAGTTTTAAACTGTCAGTACCTCTTTTTATAATTATTTGCTCGCTGTCTGGTTTTGTTTTCACATACACCCATCCTTCATAATGATACGTAGAAGACGACGGATTTTGTATTTTTGTCCAAGAAACGGTTTGTTGCGAAGTTAATGGTTGAACTCCACTCGATAGACTTGTGTTTGTCATATAAAGGTATGCCATATACAGCATCATTAATATAATAAACACCAATACGATTATCGTATAATTCATTTCAATAATATATAATTATACGATATTATTTATGCAGTGTATTTTTTGATACCGAATATATAATTATCCTTCGATGGTTTACCATCGTAAGAGAATGTGAGAACGCCGGAGTGACGTAGGAGCGAAGGTGTTCGAGGAATCACCCGCGTAGCGGGTATATCTTGATGGCGTTTTAAGACGCCATCAAGATGAACCGGAGAAGATTTATCTTCGAAGGTGAATTGTGGTATTCCCGGAGAAACGAGGAACGAGTTTCGTAGGTGAATGTAGTATTTGCGGAGTAACGACGAAGGAGTTTCGTAGGTGTTTAAAACAGATTAAATGTTCGTTTCGGTATCCCGTTACGATGAATCCGGATTTTGGCGTGATAATCTGGATTGCTGTCGTCGCCACTATCATTTACACCTGGACCTAACATATACGTATTCCACACAGATTGCGGGTCCATATTACCACTTTCTCGTCTAAATCGTGCTAAACTTCCGGTAGTGTATTTATTACCAACCGTTATGATTTTATTGTTATTAATTACATACGTGGTGAAATCTAATTTAGCATTTGACTGCCCACCTTTTTTATCAATATCTTTTCCCTTAACGCTTGAAACTAATTTACCGTCTAAATACGTATCCATTTGATTCCCCTCTACATTTATACAGAAATGTGTCCATTTTTGGAACGGGAAATTAGGAGATATAGTTGTTATAGTAGTAGCGCTTGCGTCGGTCCACGTTCCATCGGTTGCGGTTATTTTGCTGGCATCAGATAATTCGTTTATAGATAATACATGCCCGACTAATGATACAACAAATCTATATCCTTGATTGAATATAATAAGATTCTTGTTATTGTTTTGCACTTGGTTTACACGTAACCATCCATCATAAAAATAACGAACACTTGCAGGTTCATCGTCATCATTTATCATAACCGATACTTGCGAAGACGCATTTGTATTCTTATCCGCAGGCATATTCAACTGAATAACACTATCGTCGACCAACAATTTCGGGTTCACGTAATAATACATTTGATATAATGCAATTAAAATAATTAAAAATAAAATAATCGAAATGACTGTATTCATTGTAGTAATTCAATACGAGTTTATATAAATTTATTACATATATTATTTCGTTGGGGGGACTGCGTTCCCCTTAACCCCCCTGGAGGGAATTGTAGTATTCCCGGAGAAACGAGGAACGAGTTTTAGCTTCGCAAAAGGTGAATTGTAGTATTCCCGGACAAGCGAAGCAGTGACGAGGAACGAGTTTTAGCTTCGCAAAAGGTGAATTACGTTCCCCTCGGGGGATTTTTATTCATTAATAAATTGTATTCGCTAATTACTTCATATTGACCAACCGGAATGGTATAATACTGCACATTGCAAATAGCACCTACATTTTTGGTTGGAATATCCGACCCGACAGAAATGACGTCTTGATTTGTATAGGTGGGTTGTTCGGTAGGTGTAAATTTATGTGTCTTTTCTAAATTACCATTGACAAATACGTTCACTTTATTTTCGTCATACGAAATGACGAAATGATTCCATTTTTGAGTAGGCAACTTCATTTTAAACTGAGTATTTTCGGGAGCAGTTGTTAAATAAAATGTGTATTGACCGTCCTCGTACATTACTCTTGGTTTTCCAGTAAGTTTTCCATTTTTGTCGAATGAGGATGGGTTTCCCAACAAAAAAAGAGTAACGGGTTCAGTTGGTTGGTTAATAAATGCCCAAAACGAAACGGAATAATTTGCTCTATAATTTGGCATATCCGTTGCAACGGCAGTTTCTTGTGTAGGTGTAATTGATAAAGTGGATGCATCGGCCAATACGGTTGTATGGTTTAAAAACACCGGATCGTTCATTAATGCCTTAGTAGTCGATTTAGGAACGTATTTGGAAAGTCGCATAATAAGGAAATACGCAAGTATGATTGCAATTTCGAGAGCAAACAAAATATACGTTGTATTCGGCGCAATTCGCAATTCGTTCTTTAAGTATTCGATAAAATCCAATAGAAGACATGGGATATAGAATATCAATTGTACGATGACATATCCCCAACTTCGAGAGTTGTAAATGTGCCGAATCGCAATTTTATATACGATTGCTAAAGCAACAATTAAAAACAATGCCGTAAATCCGTATATGGCGTATTTTAAAAACCATACCGATTCCGGACTTTTAGTTTGGTAAAACGCATAAATTGCTAATATAAAGACGATTAAATGTATGCCGTTTAATATGAGAGTCATTCGATTCATTTTTTGAGCAAAGACGGGCAATACGATAAATGATGCGACCACAATTGGGACAACCAAAAACACCATATATTTAAAAAACCCCTCCGTCATTGCTTTATCGTCTGTCGACGCTACATATATGGTAATACCGGAGACAATCAATAATAAAAATGCACTCCCGTATTTGATACCACACGACATTAATTCAGCAGATCGTTCGGGAGTAAGTTGTTCTTTTGGATTTAATCCGGCTAGATATTTCAAAAACCATTCTGAACCGGTAGATATTGTCGAAGAAGACGATGGCAGTGTTGCCGATGCCATTGCCGATGCCATTTTTATATATTTGCTTTATATTATATGTCATATTTTCGTTATACTTTACAAGTTTTCAATGGCAGTTTTTTCGCCGTGACAATCTCGACATAACGCCACTAAATTATCGACGTGATTACTCCCGTTATGTTCTAATCGAATAATATGATCGACTTCAAACCAGGCCGGTAATTGTTTCTGGCAATGTCCGCATCGCCAATTTTGTTTTGCGGCAACAAACTTTTTCTTGGTTTCACTGACGGACCGTTTTGTGCCGGTTTTACCCGATGCTCGAATCCGGTCTTCTGCATACGATTGTCTCCCTCCATTCATAGAAGGCATTGTTATAATGGGATGTGTATCCGTAACATCCGGCGACCAGTTTCCTCCTCCAGAAAATTGCGGCTGACCAGAATATCGGGCAGTAAAATCCAATACGGGGGTCAGCATACTCGTCGTGTTTTTATCCACGGGTAAGTATTTCAAGTATTCGTTGGAATAAGTGATGAGACGATGAGCGTGTGCGGGATTCTTGCGAAACAACCAATATAGGACAAACGCACCAAACGCAATGCCCGCCATTTGGTAGTATTTTTTCCACGAAACGAGAGTTTTCCAGTATTTTCCATCGGTATATATGTTTGCCATTAAAAACACGGCAATAATGAAAACAATGATTTCGAATCGCATTTGCCGGATGGAACAGGTTTATATATTATTATTATATTCATTTGTTACAAACGATATAGAGACGATAATTATGAGTCTTCTTTATGGTAGCAATAATACAGAAAAATACACAAAAATGCTAAAAAGGCGAGTTGCGTGTATATTTCGGTTTTTACATAGGAACTACCATTGTATAACATATAAGATTGAGGGTCATATTGCGTCTCGTAAGATTGCAGACTCTCGTCCAGTGACATTTCGTCTTTACCGAGCATGTGATTCACTTTATTATGAATAAAGTTTACCCATCGCAAAAACGATTCACGTGTTGCTAAATAAGGCGAAACTGGATATTTGTCCAACAATCTGCTAAATCGATTACCGATCGATTCATTCGGTATAAAAAGTGGCATGTTCTGGATTAAATCGTAATATTTGCGTTTCGTGGTCTGGTTTGGTGTTGCTGGGTAATAATACGCGACCGAATGTAAGAAAAACCAATAATGAGGCCCCCATACGGTTGGCGAAGGATAGACGGGCATTTGTTTTGAACACTCACAATGTATATAAAAACACGTTATTATTATCATTTAGTGAACCCGCATATACCCAACGCATTTATCATATTTGATTTTTGTTGATATTGATTTATTATTGCAAACGAACAAATGAATACGAATACACACACATTAACATTCGAGGAGTTACCATCGAAGGGTATTGCGGTGGCGAATGCTTCGCTTACGCCTCGCACCGACGTTATCACAAACTATACAAATAGAATAACCCAATATAAAACAACAGAATATCCGTCGAAACAAAAATACTGCAATAATTGTCATAAATATGGACATCCATATCACCAATGTAATATGCCCATCACGAGTTATGGACTCATTGTATTTCGCAAAAAACCGAACGCATATAATCCACACGAACCCACATTATCCTTCGATGGTAAACCATCGCCGGATCATCCTCAAACACCTACGCTTACGTCTCGCTCCGGCGTTCTCACAATCGAATACTTAATGATACGTCGCCGAGATACTCTCGGTTTTATCGATTTCATGCGAGGTAAATATTCGGTATATGATAAATCGTATATTGCGAATATGATTGGTCAAATGACGGTTGACGAGAAACGTCGGTTATTAACGCAACCATTCGGTGATATTTGGAAGGAATTATGGGGAGGAGAACCCGTGACTTTGAATATGCAATATAGAAATGAAGAGCAAATTTCGAGAGATAAATTCAATACGTTGCGGTCGGGTGTTTTGCTAAAACACGACTTCTATACTCTCGAAACATTGATTCAAAACACCAATAATGTGGAATGGAAATTTGCCGAATGGGGATTTCCTAAAGGTCGTCGAAATTACCAGGAAAAAGACTACGATTGCGCCGTTCGGGAGTTTTGCGAAGAAACCGGATATACGCAATCTACCGATAAACTAGTCTCGATACAAAACATTATGCCATTCGAGGAAATCTTTATGGGGTCGAATTACAAGTCGTATAAACACAAATATTACTTGACGTATATGCCTTACGAGGAATCTATTCGAGAGTGTTCCGTTCAATCGAGTGAAGTGAGTTGTGCCGAATGGAAAACGTATGAGGATTGCATGGCGTCCATTCGACATTACAATGTGGAAAAGAAACGCATGCTCGAGAATGTACATCAAACGATATTACGGTATTTGTGATTTGTGAGAACTCCGGAGCAAGGAGGAACGACTTGCGTAGGTGTTCGAGGATTTGCCGGCGCTTTAGCTACCGCAAAAGGCGTGTCTGGATGGCGTTTTAAGACGCCATCCGGACGAACCGGAGATGGTAGATACGAAGTGACCATCGAAGGTTATTGCGAAGCTAAAACTCGTTCCTCGCTTGTCCGGGAATACTACAGTAACGACAAAGGAGTTACGTAGTAAATGATGTGAAGAATACACATAAAATTGATTTCGATGAATTTTAAATAAGAAATATAAACAATACCCGATTTCTTTATACACCAAATTCAACGATACAATATAAACATGAATCTCCAAACTGCAACTAAACCCGAACTACTCTCGAAATGTCGAGAGTTCGGTATTAAAAAATACAGCAACAAAACCAAACCCGAATTAATCGAACTCATAAATGCCCATTTGTCGAATACAATAACCTTCGATGGTAAACCATCTCCGGTTATTCAACCTGAAAATATCGAAATACAAAACGAATTCGTTCATATTAAACTCGAAAATACTATTACCACAAACAAACCCATTAAGTTCATCGATTTGTTTTGCGGTATTGGTGGATTCCATCAAGCAATGCGTCGGTTCGGTGGCGAATGTGTCTTTGCATCCGATATTGACGAATCCTGCCGTTTCCAATATCAAAAAAACTATGGGTTAAAACCAGCGGGGGATATTAGCACACTCGATATTACTACTATTCCCGAGTTCGACGTATTATGTGGCGGGTTTCCGTGCCAGAGTTTCAGTAATTCCGGGAAAAAAGGGGGATTGAGCGATAAACGGGGGAAATTATTCGAATACATTTTGCAAATTGCCGATTTTCGAAAACCATCTTTCATGATTTTGGAAAACGTGAAACATATCCGCAAAATCGACGGCGGGAAAGCATTTACGCATATTGTCTCTCGAATTCGTGAAACGGGATATGCCGTAGAAACCATTGATATCAGTCCACATCAATTGGGCGTTCCACAACAACGAGAGCGAGTCGTGTTTATTTGTGTGAGAATGGACATATACAAAGGTCCTATTTTCGAAGGAATTCCAACACCTGATATTCCCATTACTCTCGACCCTATTTTCGAACGAGACCCCGCAAAAACGCAAAAATATCGTATATCTACCGACGACGAACGTATTTTGGAAGCGTGGGACGAAATGATACAAGTATTTGAAACGGGCGAATCGTTGAGTCCTACGATTCTATGCAACGAATTTTACCGGACCTATTCCCCTGTCGAATTTACCGGGTTGCCTGAATGGAAACGGGATTATATCACCAAGAATCGACCGTTATATGAAAAATACAAGAGTCATTGGGATGCTTGGTATGAGAGACATCGAGAGTTATTGAATAAAAAAGAAATCTACGGGAAATTGGAATGGCAAACCGGCAAGAAAAAAGCGGGCGACAGTATTTTCCACCATTTTATCCAAATGCGTCAATCGGGTATTCGAGTAAAACGTAATGAATATTTTCCGACACTGGTTGCCATCGTTCAAACACCCATATATGCAAAAGAACGCCGTCATATTACACCGAGAGAATGTGCTCGATTACAATCGTTTCCCGACGATTTTATTATCCATGAAAACGACCATACAGCATATAAACAATTCGGGAATGCGGTCAATGTTGAAGTCGTGTTTTATGTTTTGCATAACGTGTTTCGGGTATATGGCATCCTTCTTTAACGGGTTATAAAATATAAAATATAAAAAATATGGAGGGTTAAATAATACCCCATATTTTTTACATTTTTGTATGGATTTTTTACGGTTTTTATTGTGATTTCTCAGCAAATATTTGGAATTGTGGCGATGCAGCGTGAACATTCCCTTTCCATCGAAGTTCGGCACGGAAAATCTTCTCGCCAACCGTTAGACGAAAGAACATCTTGGCACATTGACGCAAGTCACCTTTTTTATCGTAATAGTATGGTATATGGTGTTCCAATCGTGCAGTTGCCATACTCTCGTCGTCTATATTTAATTGAATGATCCGTTCACCATCGTATTCGAACATGTTATACGGAAGATTACGGCAAAACAATGGTCCAAGAATTCCTTCTAAAACGGTCTGTTTATTTTTCTCGATTTCGGTCAGTATTCTTTGGAAATAGGGATTCGTTGGTTGTTCTGGAGTTTCGGGATAAAACAACTGATTCACTTCGTTACGTTTCGTTTTATCGTGTTCGGGAAACCCGTTTGCTACCAAAAACTCCCGTTTGATTTGCGTTAGTTCTTCTGCGGCGGTTGCGGGCAATAACTTGTGAATACTATAGTTGGTTTTGGTAGCATCTCGTGATTGTTTCACCGAGAGTCCAATAAAATTCGATTGTTTATCCTTCGACGATAAACCATTTCCGGATAATATATATACATCTGCCTTTGCGGTTTTATGGTCGACTCCCGAATTTAACGCAATGATTTCGGGAAACGTTTGGTATTTTCCAGTTAAATATACCGCAATAATATCTTCCGGGTGGATTCCAAGTAGTCTTATGTCCCGGTAGAATGACGGGATGTATTCAGGTATCATATTTTTTTTGTGGGTTAAATCCGCAGTATATTGGGAAATATCATCCGGTTTGGTTATGATACGATGCGACCCATATTGTTGTATATGGCGAATCCGTTCGAAGACGTTTTCTGTGTCTATATCCGGATACAATAACATTAATGCCGAGAGTAATTCCATACCGTTATATTCTACACTTTTTCGGGGTTTCTTTTCGGGTGTAGTAATAGGTATTCCATCTACCGGGCAATAACCTTCGATGGTAAACCATCTCCGGTTATTCCTCGAACACCTACGCTCGTGCCTCGCTACGGCGTTCTCACAAATATCTTTGGAATATACGGCATAGTTTGGCGTTTCGGTTTGGATTTTATGGAATGTTTCGGTGACTTCTTGGATTTTCGGTTCGAGAGTTTGAGATATGTTGAAAGACATTTTTTGCAATATAGTATTAGAAGGACGAATGAAGTTTATATATGTGTTTTTGATAAATATATTACGGTTTGGTTGCCATATATGTATCAAGATAAAAAGTTGTTTAATTTTACGAAGAATAACCTTCGATGGTCACTTCGTATCTACCATCTCCGGTTATTCCTCGAACACCTGCGCTTTAGCTACCGCAAAAGGCGTGTCTGGATGGCGTTTTAAGACGCCATCCGGACGAACCGGAGATGGTAGATACGAAGTGACCATCGAAGGTTATTAAGACGTTCTCACGCCATCGAAGGATAATTCACCTACAAAACTCACTGCTTCGCGTATGTCCTCGTTTCTCCGGGAATCTCACATTTTCTACCCGTATAAACCATTCATTAAAACTATATAAAAATTCGAGAGTCTATATAAATAATATCCACTCTCGATTATATACATTTTATAGTATCATTTTTACCAACAAAAATATAAAATAAATGGAAGGACCTCCACCTAAGTCAGAAAAACAAAAACCACTAACGAATTCATTTATTTTGAATGAATGCAATATTTGCGTCGAACCATTCAATAAACGCAACCGTCTAACGGTAAAATGTCCCTATTGTGAATATGCGGCGTGTCGTTCGTGTTGCCAAACATATATATTAAACGAAACTGCACCAAGATGTATGAACCCGGATTGTGGGAAAGAATGGACTCTCCATTTTCTAAGAAATGCATTCACAAATACCTTTTTGAATACCGACTTGAAAACACATCGGGAAGAAGTCTTGTTTCAACAAGAAGTTGCATTATTACCCGCTACACAACCTCTTGTAGAACAAGAAATCCAACGGGAAACGATACGCAAGGAAATTGCTAAAATAAACCGAGAGATAGACCGATTACGCCGTCAAATCGATTTGTTATGGCGAGAATATGGAAATGTCGGGAACGAACGACCGCTTGCAGAAAGAAACGGAACGACTACCGCAACAACACGTGCCGAATTTGTGCGCAATTGTCCCGCAACAGATTGTCGTGGATTTTTAAGTACACAATGGAAATGCGGGATTTGTTCTAAATGGACGTGTCCTACATGTCATGAAGTAAAAGGCGAAGACCGAAATGCAGAACACACATGCGACCCTGCAAACGTGGCAACTGCCGAATTACTTGCCCAAGATACACGCCATTGCCCTAAATGCGCAACACCTATATTTAAAATCGATGGATGCGACCAAATGTGGTGCACACAATGCCATACGGGATTCAGTTGGCGAACTGGACGCATTGAATCGTCCGTTCACAATCCGCATTATTTCGAATGGTTGCGTAGAACCCGCGCGGGAGGACAACCGGAAAGAACGGAAGGAGATTTTCAATGTGGCAGAGAATTAACACATCGAATGCCGGGGGAAATAGAACGACTCTTGTTTTCTAAAACGACACAACTAGTAGAACGCACCAATCTAAGTATACTGCGACATAATGATACAAAATATATGAGCGAAATTGCCAAATATCAACATCCAAATGCACATATTGCATTTGACAAATTAATTGTAGTGATTCGGTCGATTCTTCACGTGAATGCAGTTGATAGAGGAAGATACATCATAAACGGAATACGAGATAATCAAGATTTGAGAATATTGTATTTGCGAAACCAATTGTCTGCCGAAAGATTCAAGGTATTGGTTCAACAACGTCATAAGAAAACGCATAAACATCGTGAAATACGGAATGTCATTGATATTGTGGTAAATACAGTTACGGATATTGTGTATCGGTTTCGAGAGTATTTGTCTACTTGTCCCCAAACGGAATGTAATATAGAAATGTTGGATGAAATCGACCGAATCCGTGAATACGCAAATGAATGTTTAATGGATATAAGTCACGCTTATGGGTCGGTATTACTGCAGTTTAATGAAAATATGCGTCTAGGTGGTGGGGGAACCAATGGTTCCCCCTAACCCCCTCCTTTTAGTTTGTTAAAGAAAAAACTCCCTTCATCACTATTCAAGGAGGGGGTTAGGGGGAACTGTGAGAACGCCGTAGCGAGGCACGAGCGTAGGTGTTCGAGGAATAACCGGAGATGGTTTACCATCGAAGGTTATTACGTTCCCCCACCACCAATGCGTATTCATAACCAATTATATCCGACCCGCCATCGAATCCCGGTAATAATTCAATCTCGATTGCACCTTCTAAAGGAATTGTATTTACAATAAATGGTTCGTTCGGCACTGTTCCCGGTCTCAATGTAATGGTATTAGAAGGACCGGACAACCCAACGTTCGTTTCTGCGTGCAATCGCAAAGCATATGTATTTCCTATGGTTAAATATCGAATACTAAAATAATTATTAGGGGGAACGCCTACATTTCCGGAGGACGGGAATTCTCCATTCAATGAATACCGATAATTAATAATTTCCGAACCGTTACTGTCGGGTGTGTCAAACGAAACGTCAATGATATTGTTTCGGTATTTTGCGTATATGTGGGGTGCTGAAGATATACCAAACGGTTTTGCAGTTACAGCATCCGATGGCAACGAATTACCACGTGCGTTGGTTGCAATGACCCGAATAGAGTATGTTGTACCATTTTGTAAATTGCCAATAGTAAATGTGTTGTCAACCGGAATATCGACATTGATATATGTGTTGGATTGGGTTTGCTGAGAAATCGAATAGAAATATCGAGAAATGGCATTTCCATTATTTGCTGGAGGAGTGATTATACACGTAATGATCGAGTCATCGGGTATTGCAACAATAGTAGGTTTATCGGGAGTCGAAAATGGTATAATGGGAGCAGTAACAATTGGGGCAGAATTTCCCATTATATTTTGGGTAATTGTGTATATGGTATAGGATTGTCCGTTTGTCAATCCGGTAATAACATAGGAATATCGGTTTCCAGAAGCAGTGCCGGTATATCGTGTCAAACTATTACTATAGGTATTCCCATTATCAATAGAATAATAATAATACACATTGTTTTCGAGAGTGTTTGATGTATCCACTAAAGACACGGTGATTTCGCCGCTACCCGTCGATATGGTATTTCCAGAATCGATTTGCGGAGTTGCCGGTATAATATAGACGGATTGACTGTTCGAAACGGTGTTTGCCGAAAATCCGGCAATGTTTTTAGAACGAACATATACGGTATAATTATTTGCCGAAAGACCGTCGATATAAAACGTGGTGGGCGAAGATATAAAGGATATATTGCGATTGGTATATGCTTCCGTATTTCCGGAATCATTTACTCCAGAACCTACCGAGTATACATAATAATAATACGAAATATTGTTTATAGTTGTATTGGATGTATCGACGACCGTTACACGGAGATTTCCCGACACATTCGAAGAAATCGACACCGTTTTCGGTGGTAAAGGTGTAGTATATACTGAAACAGTATTCGATATAGGTGTCGAATTCCCAACTGTATTTATTGCGGTTAAATAGAGAGTATATGTATTTGCGGACAATTGGTCTATATTGAAACCGTATGACGAAACCGTTTTCGAAAACCGTATATTTGTTGGCAAATATGCCAACATATTACCGTATTGGTTGACCCCACTACCTTCTCTATACACATAATACAAATACGATACACCGTTTGTGTCGTAGTATGGATTGGCGTTTGTATCTGCAAACGATGCTCGAATATTACCGCTTTTCACAAATGAAATGGAAAAACTCGAGAGTTGTGTTGGAATCGTATATACAATCTTCGAAATGGTATAAGGTGCTGAACTACCGATTGGGTTTCTGGCAATCACCGAAAGACTGTAACTAATATCGGTTAATCCGGAAACATAAAACGAATAGGGCGACGATGACGGTGTGGTTGCCGTAACATTCGACTTTATGTATTGCGAACCGTTAAGTGAATACCAATAATAGACGTTCCCTTTTGCCGTATTTGTCGTATCATTCAATTGAATGAGCAAATTTCCGCTTTCCGCGACTCTCGTATTGGATGCATCAACGGAGACTCCTGCAGGCGTAATATAGGATATTACATTCCCCGAAACGACGGACGAATTACCAACCGTGTTATATGCTAATATCGAAATGGTATATGTATTATTACCGAGTCCATCGATGTAAAAATAGGGATACGTTTGTGTGTCGGTTTTGCGGATATTTGCCTCGACGGTTGGGATTGTTCCGTCTATCGAATACCTATAATACACGTTGTTTGCAGTCGTATTCGTTGGGTCATAGATGACGACTTTCACATTTCCACTCGATACTAAACGAGTATTTCCAGAGTCGAATGTAATATTGCTGGGTGCAGTATACACAGTTACTTGCGTTGACTTCGACTGTGAGTTGCCAACAATATTTCGTGAAATCATATAAAATGTGCTGGTTGCGTTGGGTAATCCCGAAACCAATGTCGTTGTATCTGGGTATGTCGAACTATTTAGATTACCAATAAGAGTAGTATATGACGATATATTTGCAGAATTGTTCGTGCCGACCCCTTCCGTATATACGTAATAATAATACGAAATGCCGTTCAAATAATAATTTGCCGGATATGAAGACTCTCGAACTCGCAATAAAACATTCCCACTAGAAACGAGTGTTGCCGTGAATTCCGATGCAGTTTGCGGTGTTTGTTGGACAATAAATGACTGTATCAATGGTTCAGAATTACCAACCGTATTGGATGCCCTCACATATATTATGTTGCTGATATCCGTCAATGATGGTATAGTGAAACTATACGGTGCTGTAGAACCGGTGTTTTTTACATACGAATTTGCATATGTATTACCTCCGTCTTTCGAGAACCAATAATATATCTGGTTTAATACCGAATTGGTTGTATCATATAACGACACACGCAAGTTGCCACTATTGTTGGTCACCGTGTATGTATTTCCCATATCAAAATTTGTAGGTGTACTTGGCACAGTAAATATTACAATGTTTGCCGTTGTTGCAGTATCAGAATATCCCACAGAATTTATGGAACGTAAATAGAGAGTATATGTTCGATTTACCAGATTATTTATAGAAAATGATTTTTGTGTTCCGGTGGGTAGTGTTATATTCGTATTGGAATAATACGAAATATTTCCGGAATTGTTGTTTCCGGTAAACGGATCATACAAATAATACACATAAGAAATTGCGTTTCGAATATTATTAGAGGTATCCGTAATAGAAACCAATACGTTTCCGGCACTTGCAGAAATAGTATTGCCCAAGTCGAATTTAGGTGGGTAATCGGGAGTGGTATATACTGCAATATTTGCCGAAAATGGTGTCGAATTACCAAATGCATTCGTGGCAATGACATACATTGTATATGTATTGGCACTCAACCCGGTATTGATATATGAAACTACATTCCCGTAAGTTGCGTCGGTATTAGATAAAATGCCTACTGCATTTTTGTATATTAATAGAGAAGTATTTCCAGATAAATTTGTTCCACCGAATGTGTTGTAGGCATATAAATAATACGATACATTGTTTAGGTAATAATAGTTTGGACGTGAATCGGGTGTTTCTGTAACAGTTACTTGAACATTTCCACTTTGAACAACTTGGAATGACACTTGTGGCGGTTGTCTGGGGGTACGATATACAATTACCGGATTCGATATCGGGTCGGAATTACCAACCGTGTTGGATGCCCGGAGATAAATAGTGCTACTTATATCTAAGATGGGATTGGTAGGTGCAATATAAAACCAGTAAAACGAGACTCCCGTATTTTTCACAAACGAGTTCGAATACGTAATTCCGCCGTCGATAGAATACATATAGTAGACATTGTTCAGTGTAATATTCGTAGTATCAGTAATTCCGATTTGCAAATTACCACTCGCCACCGTTCGTGTGTTTGCATTGAATGCAAACAATGCGGACGGAGTAGTATACACGGTCGCACTATATGGGTTCGAATTTGCCGAATATCCCAACGTATTTTTGGCACGTAAATATACGGCATACGTTTTATTCACCAAGTTGGGGATTTGAAACGAATATTGGGTTATTCCAGAAATCAATGAATTTGCCGTGTCGGTATAATAAAAAGTATTCGAATATTGATTCGTCCCCAAACTAGCGTCATACAAATAATAACTATACACTATGTTATTCATGGGTGGGTTTGATGCATCGGTGAATGTAACCGTTAAGTTTCCTGCAGTTGTCGAGAGTGTATTCCCAATATCGATGGATGGTGCGTATGACGGCGTGGTATATACTGAAACAGTTAACTGACTAGATGCAGCATTCGCGAATGGATTGGATGCGGCAACATATAAACTATATGTATTTGCAGTTAATTTTACGGAAGAATTTCCGGTATCCGATACTGTAAATGTATAATACGTATTTCCATTGTATGCTACTTTCGAATTTCCATAGGTTACTCCACCGTTCAGTGAATATAAATAATAAATACCATTATTTGGTATATTATTTATATCGGTAATTGCAATCGTTATATTTCCAGATATGCTTGAAATGGTATTGCCTGAGTCAATTGTAGGAGCATAAACCGGTGTAGTATATACGGATACGTTTGCAGTTTTGTAAGTTGACCATCCAGTCGTGTTTTTGGCAGCAACATATACAGTATATGTATTGGCGGATAAGTTTGAAAACGAATAGGTCGTTCCAGTAGTTACGGAACTAGGCGTATGTGAAACCATCGTATTAATTACCGTATAATACACATCATAATCGGTTATAATCGTTCCTCCATTATCTAGTGGAGGAGTAATTGTAACGGAAATGCTTCCACTGGTGAAACAATTTGCTTGCACGGATGGAGTTCCAGGAACTGCCAATGCAACGGTTAATGTATATACGGAAGAATTACCAACACTGTTTACAGATTTAATATTTACAGCATATGGTGAGGTATATGGGCGAGTAATCGTAAACGAATCTTGTATGGTAATTGGCACAAATGTATAAGATGGATTGTTTGTAGTAGAATAATAATATCCGGTGATTGTGTTTCCGCCATTATATAAATACATGGGTTGGTTTTGTAAATTTCCAATAAGAATGCTGGGATAGGTAGATGATGTATACGTAACGTAGAATGGAGAAACTGGCACATTAATGATTTGTCGTATAGTATATAATTGTCCACATATGTATAATTTTGTTCTGCTTTCTTTATCAAATGCCATACAAGAATTTATGCCAGAATAACTAACTCCAGAACTATTTATGTACGAACCATTATTAACTGCTCCTGGCGATAAAGTAGAAACCGTATTTTTTGTTACGGAAACCCCCATTACGGTATCATAAACAGATAACACTTTCACCAAAGTACCACACGAAATAAATAAAGTATTGCTTATATCGAAATCCAAATGAAATGCATTACTAACAGTCGCCAACACCGGACAAGTATTTATTGTATATGAAGTTCCAAATAATGTTTGAGTTTGATTTAATATTACATATATATTTCCGGAACTTATAAAATAAAAGTTTTTATACTTATCAAACCGCAAACCAATTATACTGGTTGTTGTGACACTAGTATATATTGACGCAATATCAGGTATATTTAACCCATCGTATGAAATGACGTTATAGTCGTATGTTTGTTTTGTATAATATGTAGATGAAGTAGTAACGGTAAACCCGTATAACGAGATACTTGAATTTGGTTCGATTCCTGGAAAAACCAGCAATTTGCCATTTCCGAATAATCCAATAAATAAATGTCCATCTGGATGACACGCCATCGAATACGAACCTTGAGCATTATCTAACTTATATAGCATTGTGAGTTTTCCTACGTCGAGTGTTGTATTTGTAAATCTATTCACATGAGAATCGTACGGAATAACCATAACGTATCCCGCATTATTCGGTTTTTTGAAACACCAAAAATAAATATCTTGAGTTAAAGGGTCTACGCTAATACTTTGTATCATATTTACCAACGTAGTTGAATACGCTACACCGTATAGTGTAGTGTTTGGAACCATTTGAGTGTTATAAGTAGCCACATCATATACTTTATAATTTGTATGCACCAATTTATATATGGTGTTGGTTGACATATTAATTCCATATGCAGTGCCATTAATGCGTGTTGATGTAATATATAACCCTCCGTCGCCCTGCTCGGCTTGATTACCTATATAATATATGACGTGTCCGTATATAGTTGTTTCAAGACACAATCCAATTGAGTATTTAAGTTTTGTAGAAGTATTAAATACACTATTATTTACGTCGGTAGTACCGTTGGTTCCATCGCCTAGTATAGTAATTAATTTACTGACTGACATAATATAACAATATAATACTATATAATATATATTATTATAGTGAAGTTGTATTGTGCGTAGTTGGTGTTTTATTAAAGGGGAATAATGTATGCGTTAGCAATGAACCTAGTATAATAACATACGATGGTAAAGCATCTCAGGATATTCATCGAACACCTACGCTTTCCAGCTTCGCTTATGACGTCGATTTTGCGTCGATTTTGCGTCGCTTAAGGCGTTCTCACAATTCACCTACGCATCTCCTTTGTCGATGCTACGGGAATACTACAATTCACCTACGCATCTCCTTCGTCGATGCTACGGGAATACTACAATAACTATATAAGCAAATATATAATAACCTTCGATGGTCACTTCGTATCTACCATCTCCGGTTCGTCCGGATGGCGTCTTAAAACGCCATCCAGACACGCCTTTTGCGGTAGCTAAAGCGCAGTCGATTCCTCGAACACCTACGCTTTGCGTAGCTAACGCCTCGCTACGGCGTTCTCACAATTACAACCCACCTAAATGGTATGCGTATTTGTATCCAGTAATAGTGTTACCACCAGTATTATCCACCGTATTAAATACTATATCAATCGCCCCCGGTAATGGAATTGCTCTGTTAATAGTCGGTGCTTCCGGTGTAGTGCTGGGTGCGATTTCCAGTATATTCGATATTTCAGAACCACCCACACTATTTACCGTCACCACATTCACCGTATATGTTTCTCCATTGGTTAACCCATAAATAGTAAATAGGTTTTGTGAAAGGTCATTCAATGGCAAAATACTCGATATTCGAGAATATGTATCAAAAATGGGACTCACGAAATAATCATATCCAATAATCGGTTTTCCACGTCGATTGGGTGTGTCAAATATTATATCCACTCGCGTGTTTTTGGAAACTCCCCGTATAATTGGTGGATCCGGAATGCCAAATGGTATTGCTTCAATGGAATTGGATACATTGGATGTTCCTCTCGAATTTCGAGACCGAACAGAAACACTAAATACATTGCCGTTTTCCAACCCAGTAATGGTAAATTGCATTTGTTTTGCAGTAACATCAATGTTTGGTATTATATCGTATCTTGCACCTCCATTCATTGAGTATTCATAAGATTGTATTGGACTACCTCCATCTGTTGCCGGTGCCAAAAACGAAACACTAATAATATGATTTCCAGGTGTTGCCGATAATACGGTTGGTGGGTCGGGGCGATTGAACGGCACAACTGTAATTGACCCCGACGGAGAAGTGGATGGACCACGGGCATTTACTGCTCGAAGTTGAATCGTATATGGTTTTCCATTGACTAATGGCGTATTGCCTAAGTAATTTGATTGATATGTTATTTCGTATGTAATATATCCATTACTATTTTGTGTAGTCGGTATTCCCATTGTAGCAAACGAGTTTCCCGCATCAGTGGAATATTCGTATCGGGTTATGGTATTTCCTCCATTATATGTGGATGCCAAAAAGGAAATCGGTATAGTGCCAATACCTGCTTCGGCAGTTTGCAATATCGGGGAAACGGGAATACTGAATGGCGTTATAGACACGGGAGATGACAAACCTGAAAACCGACCATTCGTATTAAATGTGCGAACTCTAACCGTATATTGTGTGCCATCTACTACTCCATTTGATACAATTACGCTATTGTTATTTAAACCTCCAAATGTCGTATAATTGTCTCCATTATCGAGAGTATATTGGTAATACGATATCGGCACACCTCCATCATAGGGTGTATCGAAATATATTCGAAATGCTCCCGATAATGAATCCAATTTCACTGCGGGTGCACTTGGGTTTGTATATGGGACAACCTGGACGGGCGGTGACGACCAAGCACCAGAACCACGAGCGTTTACTGCTCGAACTACAACATTATATGTTATACCATTGGTTAGACCCGTGACGGTGTAATGATTATTCGAGGCAAGTTCAATCGTGCTTATAGGTAAAGACCCACCATACAAAGAGTATTCGTATCGAATAATGGCGTTTCCATTGTTATTGGGTGTCGTAAAATATATGTCGGCGGTGCTATCGCTCGGCACGGCATTCACGTCTGGAATAAATGGAACTCCAAATGGTGTTGTCAATTGGGTTAAAGACCATCCCGATGAACCGCGATTGTTCACTGCACGAACTCCAACGGAATAATTCGTTCCATTGGTTAGACCAGTTATTCTTGCAGTATTTTGTGAGTTAATGACACTCGTATTCAATGTGCCGGTAGTCGTTCCATTCAATATATATTCATATCGACTAATCGCATTACCATTATTATATGGAACCGAAAAGGAAATATCGATTGCCGAATCTTGTGGAACTATAGAATACAATACCGGTATTTCGGGAGTCGTGTATACTTCGAGTGGATTTGAACCAATGAATGTTGCAGATTCGCCGATAGGGTTGACCGTTTTCACCCGCACAATATAGACATTACCATTCGATATTTGAGTAGTTGGAATATCATATGAGTATCGAGAGACTCCCGCCGTTTTCGAAACACCTGTGTTTCCATATGTGCCACCATTAATCGAATACCAATAATATACCGCATTGGTCGGTAAATTCACCGTATCTATAATAGAAACCGTCAAGTTTCCGGAAGATTTCGAGAGTGTATTGGCATTATCAATGGCGGGGACTATCGGTGTTGTATATACTTGTATTGGCGGTAGTGCAGGTGCAAATATATTACTACCAAATCCGTTTTTGGTTGCTACATATACCGTGTATTGATTATTCGACAAATCGTTCAAATAAAAGGTTGCTATGGTGGATGATGCAATGCGTTTTGCATATGTGTTGGAATACACGGAAATGTTTGTCGAATTGTTTGGACCGGTATCTCCCGTTCTGTAATAATAGACATAATAATACACTTGATTCGTTGACGAATTGTTGGGGTCATTCACCACAATACGAATATTTCCACTGACCGACGAAGAAACCGAATAGGAAGACAATGAATCGGGAGTGGTATATACAATGACATTTGCCTTGACCGATGCAGATTCACCGATATACAAATCCGTCGAATTACGTGCTTTAATGGAAATAGCAGTTTGTGAATTGGAAAGACCGTTAACATAAAACATATAGGCAGATTTCGCCGGTCCGGCATTTTTCGCGAACGAATTGGCAAATACACTCTCGCCGTCGACTATCGAGTATGTCGAATACCAATAATATACATCATTTGTGGCAATATTGGTTGTGTCGGTAAAAGTCACTTGTAAATTACCACTAGCAACTGTTTTGGTGTTTCCGGCATCAATGGATTGGATTGCCAATGGAGTTGTATATACTTTGATGGTTGCAGTGGATGGGACTGAATTTCCAACCGTGTTTTTCGACAATATCGAGAGTGTAGTATTGGCATTGGTCAATCCGGTAATATAAAACGAATATGCCGTATTATCCGGTCCGGCATTTTTCACAAACGAATTGGCGTAGGAAGACCCGCTGTTGGTCGAATACCAATAATAAATATTGTTTAACGACTGATTGACCGTATCGGTGAATGACACTAACAGGTTACCGGTTGCTACCGTTCGGGTATTTGCCGAATCAACAATGGGTGGATTGACTGGTTTTGTATAGACTACCAGGTTTGCATATACTGGAACGGAAGATGTGCCAACCGTGTTTTTCGATAACAAATAGATGGTATATGTTTTATTGGTGAGATTCGAGAGTCCAACCGAAAAATGAGTCGGTCCCAATCCATTGGTTGCGAGGGATTTTGTTGTATATGTATATGCTCCCGGATTGAACCCGTCGTTTTGGTTATTGGATGGGTCATACAAATAATACCAATATTGGATATTGTTGCTTGCTGGATTCAATGTATCGTCGAATGCTACGGTTAGATTTCCGGAAGTTGCCGATATAGTATTGCCCAAATCGAGAGTCGGTGAATATTGCGGGGTAATATAGACCATTTTACTAATCGACGACACAAATGACTCATCGAGTCGATTCACGCTTTTCACCAATACAGTATATGTTTGATTTGACAAATCCGGAATCCAGAAAACATACGGCGAACCAACCGGTCCTATATTCGTTATGCCGGTATTGGCGTATGTATTTCCGCCGTCAATGGAATATTGATAATATACTTCATTCAATGCAATATTGGATGTGTCGAGTATCGAAACTTGTAGATTGCCCGTCGCAACGGAATACGTGTTTCCGTCATCAAAACCGACAGGAAAGGGTTTCGTATACGAGACTACATTGACCGACCCAGATACAACATTACCGACCGTATTTTTTGCCATAATCGACCATGTATATGTTTGGTTTTGTAATCCCGGAACATAATAAATATATGGTGAACCGGAAGGACCGGACGTCTTTATATTGGTATTGGCAAATGTCATTCCACCGTTATTCGAATACCAATAATATACATCATTGAGAGGCACGTTTGATGTATCAATGATTGTTATGCGGACATTTCCAGAAGCAACGGTTTTGGTGTTTCCTGAATCAATGGATGGAACTGCCGGAATAGTATATACGACAACATCGGTTGAATCGGTTGACGAGTTTCCGACCGTGTTTTTTGCCAATAAATAGAGAGTATATGTTGTATTGACCAATCCAGAAACGTCGAACGAATACTTTGTCGTGCCATCCAGCAACAACGCCCTATTACTCTCGGTATAATACGCAATGTTGCCCGATACATTATTGTTATTGGGTGTCAATTTATCATACAAATAATACAAATACCGGATATCGTTGCTCGACATGTTTCGGGTATCGTCGAATGTGACCGTCAAGTAATTTGCGGAATAAGACCGGGTATTTGATCGGTCAATGATGGGGGCAAATTGGGGAGTAATATACACCCGTTTTGTAATGGTATTTGCAGACGAAGACCCGACCGTGTTTCTCGCAATCACGGAAACGGTATAATCTTGGTTGGATAAATCGGGAATATAAAACACATACGAAGACGTAGTCGGTCCATTGCATTTTACGTTGGTTGGTAGATAGTTGTTTCCGCCGTCAATCGAATACCAATAATAGGCATTATTGGTTGCGGTATTGACAGTATCGATGAAACTCACTTGGAGATTTCCACTCGCAACCGAATACGTATTTACGGCGTCGAATGCAGGGGGAGTATCGGGAGAAACATATACCGTCACTGGAGCAAGTATCGCTGCCGAATTTCCAACGTCATTTATTGCCATCACATAAAACGTGCTCGTTTTATTCGGGAGTCCAGTTACATAAATCGATATATCGGCATAGTTGGAATCGGTTGCACTACCAATATAATTTGTATAAGATGACATACTATCCGATACATTTTGCCCCGTCCCTTCCGTATACAAATAATAATAATACGAAACATTGTTCATATAATAATTCGCAGGTGGCGCACTTGTTGACTCTCGAACTGTCAATAATACATTTCCACTTTGAACGAGAGTCGCGACAACCGTATCGGGAGTTCTGGGTTTTTGTAATACGGTGAATGTTTGTGTTAATGGTGCTGAATTTCCAACCGGATCTGCTGCAATAATCGATATATTTGTGCGAATGTTGGACAAATTGTATATGACAAACTGGTATGGGTCGGTTTTATCGATATTTTTCACACGCGAATTCGAATACGTGTATCCATTGTCGGTTGAAACCCAATAATATACACTATTCAATGAGGGATTTACCGTATCGTAAAACGACACTTGGAGATTTCCACTCGACACCGTTGTTGTATTGCCAATATCATAATATGTAGGTGTTAATGGAGCAGTATAGACAATGACATTCGTCGAAAACGGTGCAGAAGTTCCAATCGGGTTTTTTGTCAATAAATAGAGAGTGTATATTTTATTCGTGTATCCATATATGTCGAATGATTGTCTTATGCCTCCTGCCAAAAGTGTTTTTCCACTATCGATATAGGCAAACAAATTGCCAGAATCATTGACCACATAAGACGGGTCATACATATAATACAAATACTGGATTTCGTTGTATACATTATTCACCGTATCTGTAAATGAAACCGTCAAGTTTCCAGATGTTTTCGAAATCGTGGTTTGTGTATTAATCGTTGGAGTTAGAGGAGTTGTGAATACATCAATGTTTTGTGAAAAATATCCGGAATATCCGAAATCGTTTTTGGCAATCACATACATGGTATATGTATTTGCGGTTAAACCGGTATTCACATATGATACGATGGGGTCATAATTCGAATTGATTGATTCTAATTTACCGACGGGATAAGTGTACGATGTAATATTTCCTTCCAACCCATTATCACTACTGTTTTGGTTATATGCATACAAATAATACGAAACGTTATTTAAATTGTAATAATCTGGAAGAGAATCCGGATTCTCGGTCATTATCACTTGGACATTCCCACTCTCGACTAATACGAATGATACATTTGTCGGTGTATAGGGGGTTTGGTATACAATCACTTGTCGGTTAATTGCCGGAAACGAATTGCCAACCGTATTGACTGCCTTGATATATATAGTGCTACTTATGTCCAATAATGGGTTTGCATTTTCGATATAAAATCGATATGGCAAGACTCCCGATTTTACGTAGGAATTCGAATATGCTTCTGGTGTATCGGTTGTCGTAGAATACCAATAATATACTTGATTCAGGGATATATTCGATGGATCGACCAATGATACTTGCAGATTTCCGGATTTGATTGTCTTTGTATTTCCGGCATCGAATGCAACCGATGCATACGGCGTTGTGAAGATAGTAACATTGTATGGTGCGGTATTTGCCGAGTAACCAATACTGTTTCTTGCCAATAAATAGAGAGTATATGTTTTGTTAGGGAAACCGGATAACCCAAACGAATAAAGGGTTTGTCCATTTACTAATTTATTTGGACTCTCAATATATGCCGAAAGATTGGACCATTGATTGGGTTTGCCGGAAGAAACATCGAACAAATAATAACTATAAATAATATCATTGAGAACCGCATTGGAAATATCGGTGAATGATATCGTCAAGTTTCCAGAAGATTTCGAGAGTGTATTTGCAAAATCGATTGTTGGTGGATATCGCGGTGTAATATAAACGGTTTTGGAAAAGGTTGCCGGATTCGAATTGCCAACTGTGTTTTGCGCTTTGACGTTGATGGTATATGTTTGATTCGTTAATCCGGTGCTGATATAAAATAAATAGGAAGTCGATGCACCAATACTCACGGCATTTGCGTTGATCCATGCGTTTCCATTGACGCCAATGACGGAATACTGGTAATACACGCCATTATTCGTTCCATTTGAGGGGTCGTTCAATACCACTTGTAAATTACCGCTGGCAACCGTCTTGACATTTGCCGTATCAATTGAAATATCTGTTGGAACGGTGTATATCGTGACATTGGTAGATGATGCAGTAGAGTTTCCAACCGGATTTACGGAACGCAAATAGAGAGTATATGTTTTATTAGTGTATCCATATATTGTGAAAGATTGACGTGCTCCCGTTGTTAGGGTGGTGTAACTATTGAAATACACTTCAAAATCAACGAAATTATTGGTTCCCGATGGGTCATATACGTAATACCAATAGGAAATAGCATTTCGGGGATTATTTAAAGGGTCAGTGAATGAAACCGTCAAGTTTCCAGAAGTTGCCGAAATAGTATTGCCGGCATCGATTTGCGGTGGATATTCGGGAGTGGTATATACAACAACATTTGCAGAGTATGGCGTCGAATTACCGAAAGGATTGGTGGCAATCACGTACATGGTATATGTATTGGCGGACAATCCCGTATTTACATAGGTGACGATGTTACCGTAACTACTGTTTGTATTCGAGAGAATACCGACCGAACGGTTGTATATTGCCAAGGATGTGTTTCCCGAAAGATTCGTTCCACCAAACGTGTTGTACACATACAAATAATATGATACATTGTTCAAATAATAATAATCTGGACGGGAATCGGGAGTCTCGGTAATGGTTACTTGGACGTTTCCGGAACGTATTAATTGGAATTGAACCGATGGAGGTGTTCTCGGGGTTCGATAGACAATCACGGGTAGATTGTCGACCGGACTCGAATTACCGACTTGATTGGTTGCTCTCACATAAATCGTATTACTGATATCGAGAGGTGGATTGGTGGGCGCTATATAGAAGGAATACGGCAACGTTCCGGCAACTACATTGGACCGAATATAGTTTGTGCCATCGATGGAATACTGATACGAGACTCCGTTAAACGCAATATTACTGGCGTCTCGAAAAACAACTTTTAGATTTCCACTCGCAACTGTTTTGGTATTTCCGGCATCCAAATATACAGTAGCTAATGGTGTTGTATATGTTTTCACCGTATATGGTGCCGAATTGCCCGACCATCCAACATTATTATTTGCACGTAAATAGAGAGTATATGTTTTATTTCCCAAACCAGTAGTTATAGGGAAAGAATATTGTATCTGTCCATCTTGTAATTTCACATAACTGGTTTTATAGTAATAAGTGTTTGTAGCATAATTGGTTCCACCTGCCGAAACATCGTATAAATAATAATAATATGTCACATTATTCAGTGCAACGTTCGATGCGTCGGTGAATGTAACCGTTAAGTTTCCGGAAGTTTGCGAGAGTGTATTGGATGGGTCAATCACCGGTACACCATCCGGATTCACATAGGTTACTTGGTCGAAATAAGTGGGGTTTGAGTTGCCGACAGTATTTCTTGCAACTAAATATACACGCAATGACCCGTTGGGTAAATTAGAGATGATAAACTGTCTTTTTGTAGAATTGATCACTTGTGTATTGACTGCATTGGCATAGGTGGTTGACCCTGTCACCAAATACTGGTAATATACACCGTTATTTGTTCCATTGTATGGGTCGACTACCATTACTTGAAGGTTTCCGCTCGATATAGATAAAGTATTGTCTAAGTCGATGGAAATATCGGTTGGAACGGTGAATACCAGTATATTCGCAAAGGACGCTACCGAGTTTCCGACAGGGTTGATGGAACGCAAATACACGGTATATGTCTTGTTAATAAACCCATACCCATTCAATGAAAACGATTGCAATGCTCCCGTTGTGAGTGTTAGATTCGTATTGGAATACACTGATAGATTCCCAGAATTGTTCGTGCCAGATGGGTCATAGACATAATAATAATACGATATGGCATTGAGTTTATTATTGGATAAATCCGTGAAAGAAACCGTTAAGTTCCCGGCAGTTGACGAAAGAGAATTACTGGCATCTATTTTCGGTGGGAAATCGGGAGTAGTATATACGACAATATTCGATGAAATGGGTGCAGAATTACCAAACGGATTTGTAGCAATGACGTACATTGTATATGTATTGGCATTTAGTCCGGTGTTGATATACGAGACTACGCTCCCATATGCCGAATTGGTATTTGCCAAGACCCCGACGGATCGGTTGTATACCGACAAGGATGTGTTTCCTGACAAATTGTTTCCCCCAAAGGTGTTATACGCATACAACGAATACGATACATTGTTTAAATAATAATATGGCATTGGCACACTCTCTGTAATCGATACTTGGACGTTTCCTGAACCCACCAATTGGAATGTCGGTGTTGGAGGTGCTGTAGGTGTTTGATATACTATCACCTGTATATTAGTAGAAGGTGCCGAATTACCAACGGTATTGGATGCTCTCACGTTTATAGTATTACTGATATCTGTAATGGTCGGAATAAAAAAGGTATAGGGTGATGTTCCTGACAATACATTTGTATTTGCATATGCGTTTCCATTAACCGAATATTGATAATATACATTATTCAAGGATGTATTGGACGAATCCGTTATACGCACTTGAAGGTTTCCGGCAGCAACCGTTTTGGTATTTCCTGCATCGATATAAATAGTCGAAAGAGGTGTAACGAACACAGTCGCATTGTATGGTATCGAATTTCCAGAATATCCAATACTGTTTTTGGACATTAAATAAACCGCATATTTTTTGTTGGGATATCCGGATAGACCAAAAGAATACAGGGTTTGTCCATTTACTAATTTGATTGGACTCTCGGTATATGCCAACGTATTCGACCATTGATTGGTTCCTCCGGAAGAAACATCGAACAAATAATAACTATAACTAATATCATTGAGAACGGGATTTTGTGTATCCGTGAATGAAATTGTCAAGTTTCCAGAAGAAGTCGAGAGTGTATTTGCGGAATCAATGACGGGCGGGTATTGCGGTGTAATATAAACCGTTTTGGAAAAAGTTGCCGGATTCGAGTTCCCGACGGTATTTTGTGCTTTGACATTGATGGTATATGCTTGATTCGTTAATCCACTAATATAAAACCGATAAGAAGTAGAAGCACCAATACTGACTGCATTGGCATTGTTATACGCATTTCCATTGACCCCAATAATAGAATACTGATAATAAACGCCATTATTCGTTCCATTTGAGGGGTCTATCAATACCACTTGTAGATTTCCACTTGCTACGGTTTTCACATTTGCAGTATCAATTGAAATATCGGTTGGAACGGTGAATACCAGTATATTCGCAAAGGACGCTACCGAGTTTCCAACGGGGTTGATGGAACGCAAATACACGGTATATGTCTTGTTGATAAACCCATACCCATTCAATGAAAACGATTGCAATGCTCCCGTTGTTAAGGTTAGATTCGTATTGGAATATAATAACAAATTGCCTGAATTGTTCGCGCCAGATGGGTCATACACATAATAATAATACGATATGGCATTTCGGGTATTATTGGATAAATCCGTGAAAGAAACCGTTAAGTTCCCGGAACTAGTGGATAGGGAGTTGCTGGCATCGATTTTCGGTGGGAAATCGGGAGTGGTATATACCGCAATATTTGCCGAAATGGGTGTAGAATTCCCGACGGAATTGGTCGCAATGATATACATGGTATATGTATTGGCATTCAATCCCGTATTGACATAGGTCACTACATTCCCATAGTTGATGTTTGTATTTGCCAAGACCCCGACGGATCGGTTGTATACCGACAAGGATGTGTTTCCCGACAAATTGTTTCCACCAAAGGTATTATACGCATACAACAAATATGAAACATTGTTCAAATAATAATAAGGTATTGGCGCAGTCTCAGTAATAGTTACTTGAACATTTCCACTACTGACCAATGTAAATGATACTTGCGGAGGTGTTCTTGGAGTTTGATAGACCAGCACTTGTAAATTGGGAGCGGGCGACGAATTGCCGACTGTATTGGATGCTCTGACATAAATGGTATTACTGATATCCATAATGGATGGAACAAAGAATGTGTATGGGGAAACGTTTGCTTTCACGTATGTATTGGCAAAACTAGCATCGACATTATTGTTTAAGGAATACCAATAATAAATTCCATTCAATGCCGTATTGGACGAATCCGTTATACGCACTTGTAAGTTTCCGGCAGCAACCGTTTTGGTATTTCCTGCGTCGATATTGATAGATGCAATCGGTGTGACAAATACGGTTACACTATATGGCGCGGAGTTTGCCGAATATCCCAGTATATTTTTGCCTCGCAAATATAAACTGTATGTTTTATTTGGGAATCCTGTTGCCTGAAATGCATAATTGGTGGAATTATCAATAAACACAGTAGACGGAGTCGTGGTGTTATATAACGAAGTGTTGTATGGCGAATTCACGTTAACCCCGATTATGTTAGAATTACCGAGATAGTTTTGTGCTCTCACATAAATGGTTTGTATTGCAGTGGATGTATATAGGATATTAAACGTATATGACGTTTTCGTTGGACCATTATTGGGAACATTGGAATTGGCATAGGTCGCACCCCCATTGATGGAATAGTAATAATAAACGCCGGCGTTAGTAGAAACATTTGAAGGGTCATTAATAGTTACTTTCAAGTTTCCGGGAGTAACAGTAACAATAGATGTATTTCCGGTGTCGAATGATATGTTTGATGGTGTAACATATGCAGTTGCACTATACGGCGCGGTGTTTGCCGAAAATCCGTATATGTTTTTTGCACGTAAATAAACGGAATATGTTTTATTAATTAGTCCAGGGATTTGTAAAGAATACTGTGTAGTTCCAGAAACCAATGTAGTGGTGGTGTTTGTATAATAAAATGTATTCGACCAATTATTTGTTCCCGAACTGGCGTCGTATACATAATAACTGTATGTGATAGTTCCATTCGACGGGTCATTTGACGAGTCAGTAAATGAAACGGTTAATGAACCAGAAGTAATTGTATTTGCTACGGTTATTACGGGAGATATTGGCGGTGCAGTTACGTTTACATTTGCAAATATTGGAATTGTACTTCCTGCAAAATTTTTAGCAATTACGTAAACTGTATATACATTGGTGAATAAACCACTTATATAGAAAGTTGTAGTTGTGGATGTTGATAATAAATTAGCGCCTAATATATAATAATTTGCATATGCATAATTATTTGGTTGAGAAGTTCCGTTTATATACAAATAATAATAATACGAAATGGCGTTATTATACGTATTATTTTGATCATTAATAGACACCAAAATATTTCCACTACCATTCGAAGATATTGCCTGATTAATACTAATATCTAATGGTGGTGTATTCACATAAACTGTAAATGTTGCGTATGATGACCATCCGATCGAATTATGTGCCGATGCGTAAATAATATACGTGTTTGCGTTCAAACCCGAAAACGAATATGAAGTTGTTGCATTTGGAACTTCTGCATCAATGTTTACAGAAGGCGCAAACATAACATAATATCCGTCAATTGCGGAATTTCCATTAAATGATGGCGGAGTAAGATTGACATTAATAATACCATTTGTTGAGTTGTTTGAACTAATAGTTGGTGGGTTTGGAACCGTAACATTATTAACAATTACTGAGTATGATGCAGCGGTTGCATATTGTCCTGCGGCGTTTTCGGATTTAATAAGCACATTATATGAAGTATTTGATGGAACCGAAAAACTATAAGACAACGTATTACCCGGTTGAAAATTATTATATGTCCCCCCCGAATTAATCGAATAATAGTATTTTGAAATCCACCCGCCACTATATACAGAAGAATATGCTAAAACACTATTTAAATTACCAATTTCGATTGTTAATGATTTTTTGGATTGAACCGTAAGAAATGTCGGTGAGCTGGTTATTGGATATACAGATTGACGTATGCCGTAACTTCCAGTAAAAAATATATTTAATCCGGTAATTATATTAAGAGATATATTGTAAACACCGAATCCGCCCCCCTCTATGGCGGAAGAACTTATTAATGCATTATTCGCAACACTTTTACTATTATCTGTTAATATAGTCGGGTAAATAGTATTGGTTGATGAAATATTGATTGCTGAAGCAGTAATGCCCAGAACAGTTGTAGATGAAGATAACCCGCTTATGGGAAACCCATATAATTTACATAATCCTCCATACAGTCCTTTACATAAAACCATATTATAGCTATTATCAACTACAATTGATTGAATAACTTCAGTGACATTTATAACTGTGATTACAGTAGGTGAAGAACTTGCACCTTTCCAAATATATATTTTACCTTGTTGTGTTCCTACATACAATGTTGAAGCATTATCTATCCATGTTGAAAACACATTTTCGCCTGGACTTAATGAATTAGTAATAGGTATATTTATATTTGAACTATAACTATAGAATACTGCAGTTATTCCATATAAAGAATAATTAGAACCTGTATGTGAGAAAGGAATAACGTATCGACTAGTAGAAACAAATAAAGTTCCATTTAAATTAAATCTCAAATCGTAAGGGACACTAGCGAACTGATACAACGGGTAAATATTTCCGGCAACCATATCTAATCCAGAAATTGCATTTTTACCGGTAGAAAATGGTATACAGTGTATTGTGTTTAATGGAACTCGAGATACTATATATATATCATTATTAATTGGATTTACACTTAATCTAAATGGACCATCACCTATAACTGCATTATTATATGTAGCTGGTGATGAACGTATATATACACTACTAACTAATGTAATATTAGGAAATGCTAAAGAACCGGTGCTTGTATAAGCTGCTAACTTATATATTTTGTTTATTTCCATGTTTATTCCATAGGCGTAACCGGTTTTTAATGTAGATGTTACATAGAGTCCGCCATCAAGATACTGGTATGAGCAAAATATAAAATATCCGTCTGCCGTGTTTTGAACCGCTTGAATAGGGACATTAAATATTGTATTTGTATTAAAGTACTGACCACTTATATCGGTTGACGACGTGACCAATATATTTCCTGCGATAGTTGTTAAATATGTCGTCATAATATATAATAAACACAAATATTATAAAACGAATATGTTTGACCGTTGTTTTTTTCATACGTGAGGTCCGGAATTATTAAACCGCAACATAAGAAACTTTATAACCAGTAATCGTGTTCCCGCCAGCATATCCCGGATTCAAGACCAATTGTATCCCTCCTCTTAAAGGTATTGTTCCGGTAATTGCCGGTTCGGTAGGATACGTATACGGAACAATCACCGGTTTATTCGACCAAGAGGATGTCCCCAATAAATTCACCGACCGAAGTGCCATAGTATACTGTTTACCGTTTGACAAATCATATACATTAAATACGTTTCTACCATTTGTGGTAGGTAATGCTGCCGCAATAATGGTATACGTATTTCCGCCATTTGTCGAATACTCGTATCGTACAATAGCATTTCCACGGTCATTTGGCGGAACAAATGATACTTCTGCATATGTATCTTGTGGCACAACCGTGATTGTCGGTGCTTGCGGTGGACCAGATGGCACAATTGTTATAGATGTAGATGGCACCGAACTACCTCGTGCATTCCAGGCAACTACTGACACTACATATTCATCGCCTACTGCTAAACCACTATAAGCATACTGATACAGTCCATACGATTGAGATGCGGTGCTTGCGTTTTCAATGAAGAATCGTGTTCCGTTTAACAAATACTCGTATTGTGTTATGGTATTGCCACCATTGTTTGTCGGTGCAGAATATACAATGCGAATCAATTCTCTCCCCGAAGTTGCTGAAACAAGTGTTGGAGGTTGTGGAATATCAAACGGTACAACACTAATCGAACTAGACAATGGTGAATTTCCACGGGCATTTATTGCTCGCACAACAACTGTGTATGATTGTCCGTTCACTAAAGGTGAACCGGTTGATTGATTATATGTTACATAACGGAATGAATTTGTGCTGGCATCGAGAGTCGGTATGCCCATTGACATAAAGTTGGAACCACCATTCGTTGAATATTCATATCGTGTGATTGCATTACCGCCATTATATAGTGATGGGCGAAAGATGACTGTCATGGAACTTACTCCCGAAACGACATCCAATAACGATGGACTATCGGGAGTCGTAAATGGAATCACCGAAATGGCATTCGACCCTGCGACTGACAATCCATTCTTGTTTTCGTTTTTCACTCGAACGGAATATGTATTTCCATTTGTTAGATTTGTTGTAATAGTATATGTGGTGACCAAGTTGTTACTGCCCATCGATGTATATGTGTTTCCATTGTCGATAGAATAATAGTATCCTATAATAGGCGATCCTCCATCAAATTGTGTGGAAAAAGTAATGGTAATGGAATTTGAAGACAATGAGGTTGCCGAGGTTAATGCCGGTGTATCGGGAACGGTGTTTGGTATAGTGATTACTGTATTGGACCAACTCGAATTGCCTCGTGCGTTTAGTGCTCGAACCACCACGTTATATGTGATTCCGTTGGTTAGACCACTTACATCGTATTGTAAAAGAGATGGCAACCCCATATCATTAATCTGCGAGGGTGATGCAGTGCTTCCATATAGAGAGTATTGGTATCCGGTAATGGTATTACCTCCATTGAACGCCGGCGGTGTTATAAACAAACGGACATATTTATCATATGCAGACACCAACAAAGAGGGTGTGTTGGGAACGGTGAATGGAATAGTTGTTTTGGTGGTTGACCATCCGGAAATACCTCTCGAATTGATTGCTCGAATACCTACAGTATATGTATTACCATTAACCAAGGATGAAATTGTCGTATTGTTTATAGAACCGGATTGTGATGTAATTGTAATATTTGTTATGGTTTGTGTATTGCCGTTTAAGTAATACTGGTATCTGGTAATACTGTTGCCACCATTGAATGTCGGTGCGGAAAATGACACGTCGATGGAACTAACTTGTGGTGTTAAACTGTTTATGGTTGGTGGGTCGGGCACTGTGAAAACGTCGACCGAATTGGATGAAGCTGCCGTCGAATTACCGACCGTGTTGGATGCTTTAATGCGAACAATATAAGAATTTCCATTGGTTACGCCACTGGTAATTGTATAGGTATAACGAGATTGTGTGCCCACATACGAGAGTCCTGTATTGGCATAGACATTTCCGTCAACGGAGACCAAATAGTAAATTTGGTTGATGAGTGTATTGGATGGGTCTGTGAATGACACGGTTAATTGATTGGATGCAGGAGAAAAAGAATTGGCGTTGTCAATGATGGGTTGTAATGGTGTTGTATATACAGATACGTTTTTCGAGAGAGATATGGAATTGCCGACTGGATTGGATGCCATGATTTGAAGACTATATGTGTTGGCAATCAATGGAATAAATGTATTTCCGGTATTGTTTATGGTGAACTTGTATATCGTATTTCCTGCAACATTGGTAACTCCCGAATTTCCATAAGACCTACCTCCGTCCAATGAATACAAATAATACACTCCATTTGTGAAACTATTGGTTGAATCTATTATGGTTATGGTTAGATTTCCAGAGGTAGTCGATTTGGTATTTCCGGAATCGATAGTGGGCACTAACGGCGTAGTATATACATTGACTGAACCGAGAGTTGCAATAGCATTTCCGGTAGGATTGGTTAACCGAATATACAAGGAATATACGTTACCAATTAATGGTATCAATGAATTTCCAGTATTGTTAATAGAGAACTTGTATATGGTGTTTCCATTGGGTGTTACTCCTGAATTTCCGTAAGTGATTCCATCGGTAGAATATAAATAATAGAGTCCGTTGGTTGAACTATTGGAAGAATCCAAGATGGTTACTAACAAATTACCAGAAACGGTCGATTTGGTATTTCCTGAATCGATGGTAGGAACAAATGGTGTAGTATACACGTTCACCGACGACAAGGTTGCAATGGCATTTCCAGTAGGGTTGATTATTTTAATATACAATGAATAGACATTACCAATTAACGGTATCAATGAATTTCCAGT